AGGAATACCAGCTCAGAATTAACGGTTGTTCCATCATTCAGATCAAAGTCCAAGGTATGCGTAGGGGGCTTTTTGCTGCCTTCCGCGTATTTTCCCAGGTTCCGGTATAGCTCGAGCCAGTCTTTTGCGGTTGTGGTTAACAGGTCAGAATAGGTATTTCGGATGGCATAAAAACGAGTTGGCCTTATATTCTCGGCGTTTGGCTCCTGATCAATCATGGCTTGGAAGATCTTCTGGCAGCTGGTTACCGTCTTCGCAGAGCCCAGAGGCCCCATAATGAGCTCCACACGGTCCCACGACCAAAAGTAATTGCCTAGAATCTCCCCTTGGGGTTGTTGGTGGTATTCAACTATCGGCATTTGGTGGCGCACCCATCAGATTCTTGACTATCACAGTCATCCGGCCATCCAGCCTGGCGTTAATGTCATGCTTTTGCGCCGACTCCCAGCCCTGCAGCAAAGCCAGCTGTTTGTGGGCTGCCTGTGGGCTGTGAATTTCGATCTTCATCCCCTCTTTGCTTTCTGACACCTTGTTGATTAACGCCAGTATTTCCGGGGTAAGCTCCTCTGAATTCTTGAATTTCCACCCTGTACTGGTGAACTCGATCAGATCGGAAATGTTGCCGCGAGCCATGGCAGTCAAGCGCTCTAGGGACTCTTCCCGGGACATAATGGCGGATTCTGCTGCCTTTTCTGCCTTGGGTTTTAATACCGAATCGAGATAAGCCCGCACGGCAATGGAGGACAATACCTGTTCACCTGATTGCTTAGGGGACTTTGAGGGTTTTTTATCCAGCATTGCGCAGGCAATTAGATAGCATTCCCGATACGATCTTGATTGATTATCAATATACGCATTTGCGGTACGTTGTTGGAGTGGATTAAGGGCCTCATACAGGGCCTTTTGGGGTTTGGTTAGTTTGGGCATAACTACTCCCTTACAATTCCAGCGATAATATTATAACGAATTTCAATATCTTGGAGGTGTTTTAGGTGTGATGATGAATTGCGAATATGTTCATGGAGATTATCCACCTCACGCTCTGATTTCTCCAAATCGGACTTCAGTTTAAGGTAATCATCATGAAGTTGAGCCTTAATTTCTTCGGTAACAAATACCTCCTGATCACCGACCATAACGCCGACTTTGCCGGAATCGTGCATTTTGAATATTACTACGTTAGGTTTTCCCACATTATCCACCACTGAATTATGCCGCTCGCGCTCTTTGGCTCGTAACGACTATTGAGAACTTCCGGTTTTGGCGCCTGATTTAAGGTTGAAAAACCGGAAGTTCATTTAATTACCCGCTAAATTTAGACATATCCTTTTTGTTCGGACAGTAGGGCTCTAGGCCGTTCTGCTTTAGCAGACCATGCGCTGTGCCGGTGTTGTGGGCCATACGGACTACCACGTTAGCCAGGCCTTGCAGCTTGGCTTCCAGCCCTTCAGGGATAACTGTGGCTCTAGGCTCGGGCTCTGCATTCAGATTAAACAGGGCTTCCTGGACTTCCTCCAGCTGGGTAGCAAGCTCTTCAATGCGGGTAGCCTGATCCTCAAAGGTGCGCCGAACATAACTATCCAGTGATTCCTGGTTCTGATCATCGCCAACAGCGCCTAAATCTTCAGGTTTAAGAGTATTGTCCGCAACCTTCTTTGGTCGGCCTGGCTTGCGCTTTTCTGGGGTTTCCGGGGTTTCACGTGAAACATTGCCTTCTGACATGGTGTTCTCCACTGATTAATGAATGATTATATTGCTGTTGCCTTTGGTTAGGCGCCGCTCTCTGTGAAGCGATTTTTCACTTTCTTCCAGCTTCATCCAGATAAACCCGGAATCCCCTGTTTTTTGGATGGCGGTTTTAATGATATGTGCCCGGATATTCTGGAAAATCTCTTGTGTCATGCCGGCTCTGGCGAATATATGGGCTAATTCCACCAGTGATTCAGCGCCGTGCTGGGGATTATCGTCACACAATGCGTTTATGCATTCGTCCATCAGATCATTAATGCCTTCATCTGTAATCATAGGTCAAATGTCAATAGTGATTAGGGCGCTAGTGCCTGGCGTGTAAACGAAGGTGTTTTCCTTGGATTTACTATTATACGCATCATCGGCGTTGGTGGCTCTCAATTCGTGGCCGGTATCGGTAATGCTATGGCTCACTGAACCGCCGCCTGTCAATTCAATAGTAATATTACAAGCCTCATCAACCCTTAAACTGGCGGTTGCGTCCCCGGCCGTGAGTGTTGTGGTCCACCGGTTGCGCCGATCCTGTTTAATGAAGTCAGCCATGTTTACACCGCTCAGTTATCAATTTCAGTGATTATATCAACGATTATATCCGTAATAATGGCCGATATAATACCATCCTCATTGACAATAATTATACTCCCATCATTCACAAAAGTGTTTCCAAATGCCTCAAGGCTGCCAATACCGGCGGGCATAATCGTAACAGCGCCAAGGGTTATCTCGAGAGCGCCAAAGGCCTCTTCGCTGGGAATAGAGGTAACAGCAATAATTGTAGCTGAAACAAGTTCTGGCGTGCCAAAAGCTTCAGCGCTTAATATGGATGCCGGCATAATAACAACAGAGCCCGGAGCAATTACAGGGGTACCAAAGGCCTCCAGGGACGCAATGCCAGCGGGCTGAATAGCGATAACCAAAGACAGTACAGGCGTTCCAAAGGCTTCCAGACTGGCGATACCGCCCGGGCTTATACTGACACCCCCTACATTAATTTGAGGGCTACCAAAGGCCTCAGCTGATGCGATACCGGTTGGTGAAATGGTTTGCAGTCCATCAGCCGCGGGTATAGAGAATTCTAGCGCTTGCTTGGGCTTGAATACCTGATAGAAGTCAGCACGTACTGCATCGATTTCTTCCTGTGTAAGCTTGCGGTTGAACATCAGTGTTGCATACTGATGCAGGAAGCTGGCCCGGTTACCTACTCCGTTCTCGGGGATCTCGTGAACTGATAATGGAAAGGTGTTAGGTGTTATATTATCAAGATAACTCAGATTAAGGGCTGTGCTGTTGTTCACCCTAAAATCTACATTACCACCACCTGCAGCGACAGCAACAAAGTTGGTGCCAGTACTAGGTATAAACAAACCCGATCGTCTATCTCTAAATGTACCTGCTGGGTTATGCGACCAGTATAACTCAGCTGTCGAACTCCAGTTTGCAAAGAGATAATTGGCTCGGTCACCCGCACCACCCGCCTCACCTTTCGTTAAGAATGCAGCGAAACTACCGCCACCTTCATACTTGCACAGACTTAGAAATGTAACACCACGAGCATCAGTGCAATCGTAGGTAGGGCTATCACTGAATGTTATAAACGTTTCGTCATCAGTGAGGCCTTGCGTATATTGGCCTTGATCATCCGTCTTAATTCGGATATCAGTTGTGTCGTTGGCTATCTCATTATTTGCTATGTTCAGATAGTGAACTGTGCCAACAGTAGCGAAGAAGATGTCTTTAGCAAACTTGTTGTCAAAGTCAAGCTCGATCTCACCGACCGGCTGCTTATTCTTCTCCCTGAAGTCGGGATGGTAGTGCTTTGGTAATCTATAAGGAGTGATCGCCATGCCTAATACTCTTGTTTATTGCCCCTGCTGGTATTTAGGCTGGAGGTCGAACCGAAAATTAGAGTCGGTTGCATTTATAGTAGCGCCCAAGGCATTGAAAGCGATGATTGATATATAACGATTAGTGGTTACGAAAGTTCCAGAGTTCACCATCTTTTCACTTGCAGCAGCGTTCTCACTCACCACATTACCTATGAATCTAAGGTTACTGCGCATGTCAATGTCAGCGAGGGCTGCGTCTGCATTACCCACATCACCATCGATCTGGGTGGCGTCACCGTCAGGGGCTGTAGCAATATACAAATCAAGGGTTGCGAACTGTGTTGGTGTAGCTTGAGCCTGTGCCTCGCACGACCATTGGTATTCAGAAGGTCTAGGGGCGACACCCAAATCAATCTGCGCTGATACTCGGCCGTTTTGGTTTGTTAGGCCCTCCACTGTGAACGCAAAGTCGGCGCCAGCTTCACCGTTAATAAGCAGCGCCGTATTATTGTTTATAAAATTCTCATTAGCCATTAGGCAGCCTCACTCTCATTCAATGCGCGACCAATGTTTTCGATAGTCACTAAGCCCGTAACCATACGCACGCCAGGATCGGCATTTGTGCCCGTTCCTGTTGCGAAGAGACTTTGGCTCACGCTAGCGATCTCCTTAGCGAGGGCTATCATCTGTGTTCGGGTCATTGCAGTATTTTCGAACGCGTCTTGTAAGCCTTGGCGGACATTGCCCTTAGTCGCATCAAATGAGGCCGTCATGCCCTGAGTAATCCACTCCCAGATACGCGCTTTCCCAATAGATAGGGCGTCTATCTCGGTCCAGACAAGCGCCTCGCGGTACTCCTCTGGTTGGACAGCATCCCGCCACACGATAAAGCCCGAATCCAGATTGTAAAGCGCTGTCAACGTTGTATCGTCACGCTGATCCAAAGCTGCAGCTACCTCAATGTCTGGGTTAGCTATGATATGGGCCGCTAGGATTGCGCGCTGGATTGGTGAAAGCTTCATTGACATGTCCTTATAAAATAACTTTATTGGGTGGCTGTTATTTCACCACATCAATTTTTACCGATCCAGTTTGGCTATCAAGCTCTTTTTTCAGGGCTTCATATTTTGCTTGAACCCTGCGCGCCTTGGCTTTTACGTTCTTGCGGCGTGCGGTTAGGCTAGCCAGCTCTTTATCCAAAGCCTTTAGTTTGGTGATTTTGTAGAGTAATTTAATGGTTTCAAACATGGGGCTTTCCTCGCCTGATTGTTGGTGTGCCGACAACCGCTTTTGATTCTATACCGGGAGCGCGCGGCATGTAACGGCGCAAATCCCGGTTGCCTTGGGCCTCTTTGAAGGATTCGCGCATTATCAGAACGTTGTCACTCAACCCAAGTTGAACACCGGCCCGCATTAATATGGCCTGGTCCAGTATGATTTCCTCGGGGTTTTGGTCGTTCTCGATTTGTTTCCCCAAGCTGATTAAAGTGGCGCCGGCCTTTAGGGCAATTTCCCAAGGGAGATCAGCGGTAAGCACGCCATTAATCAGGATAAGTACCTTGTCGTCATGGCGAACAAATCTAATGCTTTCCTTCACAGCTTGAAAATCCTGTTTGCGCCTGAATCCCATTCGTGAGTAATGTCTCCGCCGTTTGGCGTAACAGGGAGGCCGGTTGCGGTATCGATATTGCAGATAAGCCGGCTGGTGGTTTCGACGCCGCTATCTTGGTAAATATCCGTAGATTCGGCCTGATCACCCGTAACAGCGGTAAGCGTTACGTCAGCGGCGTCCGCAACACCAGCGGTAACGGTTTTGCTTACGAAATTTGCGGAAGTTGCAACCCTGGAGGCTACAGCGCGGTCGGCCAGATCCTCATCATTGGCAAGGTCAATCGTATCGTCAGCCTCATCAATCAGGACCAGTTTAATATTATCCGTGTCCCAATCAATGGAACCGTCAAGAAATCCTTCCCGGCCCTTATCGTAAAGCGCATTTGCCATTTGAAAACCCTCGTTTATGGTCCAATAATGCCGTTTGCTTGAATTGCCGCCACTATCGCTTTCCAGGATGCCAATGCGACAAAAGCCAAAGCTAATGGCACCGCATACAATATTGCACTTTGAATGACTTTCTGCCTGAAGCTGCGCAAATCATCTTCGTCCTGCTTGCGCTGCTTTACCCATTCATGGTGCTGGGCGTGTATTTCAGGATCCACCCAGAAAGCGCGCTTGTTTGCGGTCAATTGTTCGCTAAGCTTGCGGGCTATCGATGAAAGCTCGGTCTCTGAAAGCTCACCTGAAGCCATAATAGAATCCATGTCAATCAATTGCTGATTTCCTGAGTATATCAGTTTTTGGGAAATTATCGCTCTGGATTGCGCCGGTCTTTCTCAGCGCTAGAACGGGTAGTTCCAACCCAATATGCGATTGAATCACCCCACTTGGCCAGCATTGTACCAAATAACAGATAAGATATTTCCATATTCGAATCCGGAATATTCAGATTGAACAACATCCAGGCGCCGGCCGATACCATAAAAGTTAACGCAATACAGATCAGCGCCGGCATATGGTTATGCTTGTGGGCCTCTCTGGCGTTCGCTTTGTCCGCCAATTCTACAGCAAGGGTTTGTAGGGCCAGCTCCTGCAATCGTTCCTCGTGGCCGTTCTGGATGGCCAGAAGCTTAACGGCCGCGTCTGGATCACCGCCTATTGCCGCTGCAATCTTATCGGGGTCATTCTCCACACCAAAGGATGAAGCCACCAGGGAGCCAATGGCGGCGCCTCCAGGGCCTCCCAGAGCCCCCCCGAGCAATGGGGCAAACTTACCAACCGCTTTACCTACATCCTTCCAATTCATGCAAAATAACCCTCAATGTGGCACTGGTCCCATCCGGTAAAATCATTACTGCCAAAGGTGCCACCCCATGTAAGCCGGATTTTTACTTTACCTTCATCCCGGAGCCGCCTAGCAGTGCTCATAATAACACCAACGACCATGGATAAATGGTGTGATTTCCAGCTGGCCGCGCCGTTAATGTATGCATAGAAGTCTAGCGCCATCCCGTATTTTTCGCCATCCCTCACCTGGTGATTGCTCTGCTTGCCGTATCCATCGCAATTGGTGGAAATATCCGGATCCAGGTACATTTCATTTTGACGCTCTGCAGTTCTTACACCCCCATCGCCAGGTATTCCGAAATCAATCGGGCTTACCTTTAGAGCTTCCTGGAATATCAAAGCCAATTCAGGGTGAACGCCTTGCATTCTGCCCTTGCTTCTTTTGCTGAATTCGTATTGATTGTCCATCGTCATATTCCTTTTAGTGCATTGGTGCGCGTGTTATACGGCGGCCTTTATCTCAGCGGTAAATGCCTCTCTCAGCGCATCAACTATTCGCCCTACATACTCATAATCTGATGTGTTGCAAGTCGGTAGATCCATCATCCAATAACTGCCAAAGCACTTATCCATATCAACAGCAGACATCGCAACTTCAACATCGCTGGTAACGCAGATGTCGAAACCCTTTTTCTCTGCCAGCTTATTAATTTCGTCGAAGTCTGTTTGAGTTGTTTGCTCTAGCATCCTGTTGAGTATGTAGGCGTTGTCACAGCTTATGAAAAACTCCTGCAATGACCGCTCGCCCATGCCTCCCCAAAAACAAGCCCAAGACTTGCTGTAGCATTCAATGACTATTTTCCCTTGGCCCTGGCCGCTCTCGGAGTTAGTAACGTAAGCGGTAACGGGATCGAGCCTGTCAAGCTTTGTTAGTATGTAGGTTTCAGTTTGTTGTTTTACAGTTTCCATTATTTCTCCGCGCCTATGGCGCTGTATGTGCAAAACTTCGTTACAGCTCACTGTACAACTGATGAGCCAGCTCGTAGATGATCCTGCGCAGTACAAATTCTTTCGGTGCTTGGTGTAGCGTCTCTGTACTCACCGCGTAGCCAACGGTGCGACCACTGTACTTCACACGGTAGTGCTGGTGCAGCCTCAATGCATCGAGCTGGGCCTTTACACCAAGCACCGGCAACTCGAGGATATGCAGCACCTCGCGACAGTAATCCCCCTGAGCCTGCACATCGTAGTGTGGTAGTTCTTGTTGGGTGGCCACCCGCCACCACTCAGGTTCTGGGTTACCTTGATCGATGGTGCTCGCATCTAATGTGATAAAATGGTGACCC